AGTCTTTGGCGCGAATGTTGGGGACACCACCAACAACTGGGTAGGGCGGCTGGCGCGGCTCTGGGCGCAGCAATCGACGAGCGCCAAGCAAGCCTGGAAGCTAGCCGAATGGTTCCTGAATCGGATTGATTGGCTCTATCTCATCGGCGGCAATCATGACGCCTGGAGCGGGGCAGGCGATCCGATCAAATGGATTCAGGCGGGGAAGTCAGCACCCTACATGAGCAGCGAAGTTCGGCTTGAACTGCGCTTTCCAAATGGCAACACCTGCCGGATCAATGCCCGCCACGATTTCAGCGGGCATTCACAATACAACCCCACGCATGGGCCGATGAAGGCCACGATGTTTGGCGTCCGCGATCATATTGCCGTCGCTGGCCATAAGCATATCTCTGGGCATGGGGTCCTCAAGAACCCGGACGACGGTAGCCTGTGCCATTCCTTCTTGGTCGCCGGCTACAAGGTCTATGACCGCTATGCGCTCGAAAAAGGCTTTCGTGATCAGCATATCTCACCTGGCGTGTTCACGATCATTGACCCTCGCTTGCCGAACACACACCCCGATTTTGTCACCCATTACTGGACGCTGGACCGTGGAATTGAGGTCTTGAACTACTTACGGAGTATCACATGAGCGACATGGAAGAGATCAACGGTGGGCGACACAGCAAGATAGGGGTCCGGTATGACCTGATTGACCCACGGGCTATTAAGAGAATGGCCGCGATTCTCCATGTGGGGGCGCAGACGCATCAGGATGTGGACGGATCGAACTGGCGGCGAATACCTGTGCATGCTCATCTGAACCATGCCTTGGCGCACATCTACGCACATTTCGCCGGAGAGAGTGGCGAGGACCACCTTGGCAACGCTTTTACGCGCCTGATGATGGCTGTCGCGGTGAGGGAGCGTGAGTAAAACCCTCATCCAGAAGGGCGAAGCGGAGGCGACCCGCTGGATTACCGACCCGATTTATTGGGGACACAAGTTTCTCGCCAGCGAAGCGGAGCCCTGGGACCCGTCGCCGCTCCAATTGCAGCTCTGGGATGCCTATAAACGGCTCGTGACGGCGAAAGTGAAGCGGTATACCGGCGAACCGCTCACGCCGGACGAGGAGGCCATCGTCAACAAGCAGGGGATTTCCGTCATGGCCGGCCAAGGGCTCGGGAAAGAGGCCACGATTGCGCCGATTGGGCTCCATTGGCAGATGTGCATGAAGGAGCCCAAGGTCGTGTGTACGGCGCCGGCTGGCCCGACCCTGTTTTCGACCCTCTGGCCGGAGTTTGCGAAGTGGATCAACCGCTCGCGCTACCTGCCGCATATCCTCACCAAGCAATCCGACAAGATTTTTCGCACGGATCGCGGGCCGGAGCCCTATTGGATCAAGCCGCGGACCATTCAGGCGAACAGTTCCCCGGACGAACAGGGCGAAGTGCTGCGCGGGATTCACTCGACGAGCATGCTGTACCTCGTGACGGAGGCATCCGGCGTGCCAGAGGGCGTCTGGAAGCCGCTGGAAGGGGGACTCACCGACCCGATTGCCATGATTATCCTGATTTTTAACCCGACCCGGAACTCCGGGTTTGCTATCGAGACCCAGCGGAAGTTCCGCAACAACTGGATCTGTCTGCATTGGGACGGCGAGGAGATGGCGCGCATCAAGCGCGAGCATCCGGGGCGGTTTTTGTGGTTCAACGAGAACTATTTGGACGTGTTGAAGTCGAAATATGGCGCGCAATCGAACGCCTACCGCATTTCCGGGCGCGGACTCCCGCCGCTCCAGGCCGAAGATACGTTGATTGGCTGGGATGACATGATGGACGCCACGGAACGGACGTTTGAGTACGTGAAAACCGATCCCGTGGTGATCGCCTGCGATGTGGCCGGCGAAGGGGCCGACAAAACCATCATTTTGGTGCGCCGCGGGCCGACCGTGGTCAAGATTCATGAGCATGTCAAGCGGGACGCGACCGATATTGCCTATCTCATCATGGGCTGCTTCAAGGATTACGTTGCCATGAGCGACGATCCGCAGAATTATGCGGTGGGCGTGGATGTGATTGGGCTCGGTCACGGCGTCTACTCGCAATTGATCAAGATTCACGGGCTCAAGAAGGTCTATCCCATTGACGTGTCCAAGGTCAGCAGCAATCAAGAACGGTATCACCGGCTGCGGGATGAAATCTTCTGGATGCTGCGCGAGGTCTTTGCCGATACGCGCCTGATTGCCATTCCCAAGGACGATGAACTGTTCCAAGAGTGCACCACGATCAAGTGGAAGGAAGAACTCGGCAAAATCAAGGTGGAGGGCAAGGATAAGCTCGCGGCGCGCGGGCTCCCGAGCCCGAACAAGGCCGATGCCTTGGCCATGAGCGAGTATCTGATCCGGCGCTGTACGTCTCAGGTGCCGGCGGGCGTTCGCAAGCTGCAACGGCAACGCCCGCGACAGTCCAGTTGGAGGACCGTATAATGGAACTCTCGCACGAGGAAGCCTGGAACTGGTTCCGGCAGATTCGCGGGCAATATCTCTTTCTCGCCCGCGCCCTGGTGCGGACCAAGAAAGTTCCAGTTGACAAGGTCTTGGTGAATATTGTAGATGTTGTCCAACATAGTCAACAAGTGACGGCCCCCTCCCTCTCGGGAGCCTCCCGTCCTGACTCACAGGATGTGCGGGGGCTCCCATCGCATTCCAAGTAGATAGTCTCCTCAGCGACGTAGAAATCTTGCGGTCCTCCCGTCCGCAGGAGGCCGACCGCAAGGTCTTGTCGCGCCTCGTCTCCAAGTTTGTCGAATCGGCGACCCATCCCGTGTGGCAACGCTGGCGGCAGAAGGCCAGCAAGTGCTACCGCTACCGCGAAGGCGATCAATGGACCGATCAAGAGCGGCGGGAACTGCGCGAGCGCGGCCAGCCCGAGACGGTGCAGAACGAAGTCAAGCCGCGCATCCATCGCAAGCTCGGCCAGTTGATTCAGACGCGGGTCAACATGACCTACGTCGGGCGCAACACGCCCATTGACGACGAGCCCGCCAACATCCTGGCCGACCTCTCCCTGTTTGTCGATCAAGACAACCTCTACGAATTCAAGGAAGCCAAGGTGGCGAAGCACGGGCTGACCGGCGGCATCGGTTGGCTCGAAATGGACGTGGAAGAGGACGAGACGAGCCGGCGCCGGATCTATCAACTCGCCGAAAACCCGTTTGTCATGTTCCCCGATCCGTACTTTGTCGAACCCGACCTGTCGGATTGCCGCTACCTGCATCGGGCCAAGTGGATTGACACGGAAGAGTTGATCGCGCTGGTTCCGGCCAAGGAACAACAGATTCGCCAATTGGCGCACGGCCATGGCTATCAGGTGGACGCGGATCTCGGCATTGATCCCGCCGTCCGCAACGATCCCATGTTGACCTTCGTGGATCGGCAGAAGAACCGGCTGCGCCCGGTCGAGACGTGGTATCGGCGCAAGGTCAAGCTGTTCAAAGTGTTTACCCCGGAGGGGTCCTATGTCTCGTCCCTGCCGCTTGAAGCGGGGGATGTGAAGGACCTGAAAGACGCCTTCCCGAAACTCTCCTTCCAGACCGATCCGGTCATTGTCGATCAGATGTGGAAGGCGATTTGGTGCGGCGGCTTGCTGCTCTACCATGAGCCCTGGCCGCGGAACGCCTACCCGTTTGTCTGCTTCATTGCCGACCAGAAGGCCAACGGCGAGCCCATCGGCTGCGACGACCTCCTGCCGATCCAAGACGCGATCAACAAGCGGAAGAGCAAGGCGCTCAATCTCCTGTCCAATCGCCGGATTATCGCAGAAGAAGGGGCGATCAAGGACAAGGAAGAGGCGCAGATCGAGAACGCCAAGGCGGACGGCTTCATTGAAGTCGAAATGGGCGCCCTCTCCGGGCAGAAGGTCTTGCTCGCCGAAAACATCGAAATGGGCCAAGGGCAGATGGTGCTGCTCGCCGACGACAAAGACGCGATGGACCGCGTGTCCGGTCTGCCGCCGGAGGCCATGGGGCAACGCTCGGAGGTCCGCAGTTCTGCCGGCATCGCGCGCAAGCAGCAGATGGTGGAGCTCGTCACCACGCCCGATGTCCAGAACTTTCGCGAGTATCGGCATCACAAGGCGCGGCTCCAATTGCTGCTCATGCGTGAGGTGTTCGACGAACCCATGACGTTCCACGTCACCGACGACCCGAACAAGGCGCGGTATGTCGCGCTGACCAAGGACACGATCCAGGTCTTAAAAGAGCGGGTCTACGACGTGGTGCTCAAGGAAACCCCGGATTACCTCACGGTTCGTGAACAGCAGTTGGACATGCTGTTTCAGTACATGCCCGCCGTGCTTCAGAACCCGATGCTCGGCAAGGTGATGATCTCGCTGACCGACCTTCGGGAGAAGGACGCGATCTTGAAGATGATTGATCAGGCCATGCAGACCCCGCCCGCGTCACCGAAGATGGCCATGTCGTTCGACTGGAAGGAATTGACGCCGCACGACAAGGTGTTTTTCGCGCTTCAGTACCTCCAGGCTCCGGCCTATGCGGAAGTCCTGGCGCAGCAAGCGGGCGATCCGGCGTATCTGGCCAAGCTCAAGCAAGATTTGGCCAAGACCATGATCAAGGAAGGCACGCGGGCACAACTGGAGCGCGGCGTGCTGGATATGTCGGCCTATAAGACCGCGATGGAAGGCATGATGGAAGCCCGCAAGTTGTCGATGGAGCAGATGGGAGGAATGCTCAATGGCGCATCAGGAAATCCGAAT